TTGTTTGGAGAACTTCGCCCACAAAAACGCGACTGCGCCGCAGGATGTGATACAGGCTGTGAACATCAGCGTCAGAATGACCGACACATCGGAAAACGTCGATATCGCTTGCGGGCTGGATATTAAGTTCATGCGCCGTCCCCTTTAATGGGCTTTGTGACGTACTTTGGCATGTGCTCTCCCTTTGATCGCTGCCTTCTTGAAGGCGTTTAGCGGTATGTGAACGATGACATCGAGGATGGTTTCGTGTTTCACCAGACGCTCGTGCCGTGGCGCTATATGGCGGACGCGCTTGGCGTCAGCCGGTGCGGCGAATACGAGTATAATCGCCGCACAAATTGCGGCGAATAAGGTGCGCGACTTCATGATAGACGCCCCGACCAAGTTTGATACCATTGCTGGCGATCCGACCAGCCAATGACCTGGGCCGGTGTGACATTCGGATGGCCAACATTCACGCAGCCAGACACGGCGAGCAGGTTATCTTCGTCCGCCCATGGCAGACACTTGCAGACGCCCACGAAGTCAGCCGCAGCGCACAGCAGCGCGTATTGCGGATCGAGCAGAAGTTCCGGGTTGGAGGCGAGATCGACGCCGGCGACCTGACCGACCAGAGCTTGCAGCGACTTGCCGGTCGTTTGAAGCAAGCCCATGCCGCGATGCCTCCAGCCGTCGCCTGCTTCGGTATTGCCCAATTCCTGCGCCTTGCGCGGGTTGCCGATGCCGTAGACGCGATCCGCGATCAGTTCAGGGTTGTGCGCAAGCTGCTGCGCCTCGCTCTCGGTGATAGCCGCGGAGTGGTGGCCAACGCCGAAAATCTGCACCAGCCGTTGCGCCGAATAGTTCATGTTCTCGGATAGCTCGCTTGGGGAGCCTCCATTCGTCTCGGAACTGATCTGCGTCATGAAGTGCAGGATGCGCAGGCGGTTGCCGGCCATCTCGAACTTGGCGAACACATCGTCAGCCGTGTCGATGATCCCCTGCAACAGAGGCACAGGACAATTCGGCCACAGGTCTTGAATGGCATCGGTGATGTCGAGAGACATAGTGGTGCTCAATCGTTGTCGGGAGGGGAGAATTCCGCGATGTGCGCGGTGAATTGCTTTCGTCCAGCAGAGATGACGGTCCAATGCTCGACGGCCTTGCCGCGCTCGCGTACGACCCATGTGTCGCCGCGTGAAACAGGGAATTGCTCAGAGCAGTCAAACGTCTTGCGGTAGGTCTGCATGGTGTCCGTTTTGAAGTGAAATTTAAGGGCCTTCCACCCTGCGGGTCGCTGTGCACAGCGGCTCTGCCGGTCCTAGTCTCGCGGCGGACTTGCCCCGAAATGCGCTGACCTAAACCAGCGCGCCCAGGACGACCTCTTATTTTGCGACTTGGCCGGCAGCGTTCAGTTCGCGGCCGACAGATTGCAGGCGGTTCTGGCAGCCTTGACCCCAGGAGCCGAGGCGGTTTTCGTAGTGGGCAGCAGCGGAAGCCGCCTTGTTACCCACGGTGTCTGGATCAGGCGGCAGCGGGCGCACCGCACAATCGAAGGTCGAGGCCGGGAACGTGGGGCCAGACACGGTGACGTCCGGCAGCCGTGGTTCGACTTCAGTGGTGGTCTGGCAGCCGGCCAAACACAGGCCGACGATCACGATGTAGAGGAAATTCTTCATTTGCGGCCCCTGCCGATGCGCTCGCGCTTCCAGGCGTCGAGCAAGACGTTTGGCACCTTGCCGTCTGCTGTGGGTGAGGCACTATCGATCTGTTGATCCGCTTCACGCTCGCTGGCGTTGAGCGCTGACGCTTCCTGATCGAGGCGCGATTGCTCGCGCGCTGCTTCGTCACGCTGGCGCTTGATCTCTTGCTCTTGTGCCAGTACGGCGTCGCGGTCGCGCGCGGTCAGGCACGCCGACAAATCTTGTTCAAAAACCGGCCGCTTGTCGCAGCCGTAGTGCTTTTCCAGAGAGACGTGCTCTGCACTGAGCGCTTTGTATTGAGCTTCCTCGCGCTCAAGATGTTCGATCCTGATGGTGAAGCCTACGCTCACGATCACGAGCACGGCAATACCGACGCAGACCAGAATAATCTTGACGCCCTTGTGGGCGAACGTGCTGCCAAACCAAGCGATGATGATGCCGAAGGGTCCACCAGCGAGCGCGATCAGCGGGCTGAAACCGCTGAGATAGCTGCCAACAGTGGCGATAATTCCAAGGCTAGAAAACATTAGCTCTGTCCATCGTTGTTGCGTTTTGGACCGGTTGCTTCGTCTGAGGCCGGTTGACTACCTGTTTTGGTCAAGCGCGGACGTATGGCTCCGCCGTAACCGCCGCCAAATGGCTGGTTCATGCCGCTATAGCCGCTGTAACCACCGCCGTAGCCGCCCATGCCGTTCATCATCGTTCCAACGCCCCAATAGGCCATGATGATCGCAGACAGGCTGCCGAAGTAGATCGACAGGAACGTCCCCATGTGATCGATGCGTGTGGCCACGCCAGAAAACAACAGGCCAAGAATGATGATGGCTGCGCCGCCGCCGATAAGCTGAGCAAATGCCAAGACCGCCATGACGCGACGAATAAAGAGTCGCTTCAAAATATATTGTTCGCGCTGCGTGTCGGCGGCCAGTACGGCAGCATCCAGTTCTGGGTCAGTGTCCTGGTTGCTCATGGCGGTTATTTGCTGTTGCCGTTCTTGGATTGGCCGGCGATCTCTGTGGTGAACCCGCGTGTCGGCTCTATGATGTGGGTCACGGACTGCACCACCCACTCGTCATCGAGAAGCTGGTTACCGGTGGCAAACACCAGGATGCCTTCAGCGACGATACTGGCGTCACCTGTGATGACCGCGTGGCACTGGCCTTCGCGGCGCTTTAATTCGGCTGCGCTGGCCTTGGCCGAGCGTTGCGCGATGTCCTTGTTGGGATGGACGTGACGACGCCAGAAGTTCGCTCGCCCCGTAGGGTTGCCGTCGACTTCCTCAGTCTCGTGCTTGCCGGTCTTGCGGTTGAGCCAGGATGCGCGTGACTTCTTGAACTTGGATCGATCGCCAAAGCCTGCTTCGTACTCGAGCAGGTCAGTGATCTTGAGCACGATCACCTGCATATTAAAGCCGGAAGCACTCTCGCCACCCTCGCGCGGCACGAACAGCCATTGGCCGTTCTTGATGGTCGACACCGCATCGAATCGGTGCGCCGTGCGCGTGAGAAAGTGCCAGTCGGATTCCTCCGTCTGGTGCTCGTATGGAATCTGGATTGAAGCGAGAGCGCCACCCACCCGCGCTACCAGACCGTTGCGGCCGGCGACTTCTTCGACGATAGCGCCGAGCGTCTTTTTTTCGTACTTGGTGGTGCGGTGCTGCTTCTGGGCGGACTTCTGATCGGCCGATTTCGCCGTAATCATCATCGTGTGCGGAGGCCCTTTGACCTTCACGCCATCGACGATGAACTTGCCCTTGTAGATCAGGCCGGTTTCCTTGTAGCCGATGGCGGGCGTCAAGATTTCGCCGGTGGCGGGCGGCACAATCGCAAAGTCGCGGTTGTCGAGTTCGATGTGGAGCGAATCTGTTTCACCGCCAGCGTGCTCAATGAGCGTGAGTTTGAGCAGCCGGTCCATCCCATTGGGCAATGGGATGATGAAGGCTGGCGTCATGTGAGGTTAGTCCCAAAGATTGATGATGTTCTGCTTGGGCGGCGCGACGGTGATTTCCGGCATCACCAGCACTAGACCGGCCGGCAGGATCGGGCCGTGCGCGGCAAGCCCCTGATTGGCGTCCAGTACGGCTTCCACCGTGCCGTTGCGCTCGCTGCCGTAGACCTTGCGGCAGATTTTATCGAGGCGGTCTTGCGCCATCGTGATGTAATTGGCCAACATTAGAACAGCCCTCCAGCGAAGCCGCCGCCGTCAGGGCCGTAGGTTTCAAGACCGATGTCGAAGGATATTTTGCGCGCGCCGTTGCGGCCCCAGAACTCGCGTACCGAGTCGATCTCTTTGATGACCCACAGGCCCATCACGTCGCCTTGCAGGCTGGAGTCGCTTACCGCGATCAGCGGGAAAGGAACGCCACCGCCAGCAGCCGCCTGCATATTCGGCAACAGGTCGCCGCCGCCGAGCGCGTCTGGGTAGATCGTTCCGGTCAGCTTGACCGTGTTCACGTCGGGGCCGAGGAATTGGGCCGCAGGTCGCCGCTCGAGACGCGGCTGCTGCGCCCAACGGAACTTGGCGCTGAACTTGAGTTTATCGAAGGACGGTGCCGTGGCGTAGAACAGGAATGGGCCTAGCACCAAGAGAACTTCCACAGGAACGCTCCCTTAATCGTTAAGCCGGCATCACGCCGTAGCCGTCGCTCAGCGCATCTTTGTAGGTGTTCTCGAGATGCGCCTTGACAGCCCTGGCAACAGTGTTTGGATCGTTCGCGCCATTGATGTGGATGGTGACATTGGCGTGCTGCATGCGCGCGCCGCCTTGCACAGGGGCGCGATAGTTCATCGGAGAACCGCCAGGAGCGGTCGACCCAGATGCGCCGCCGCCGATATTGGGTGTAATGGTTGGAGACGCGGTGAAGCTGAACATCGTCTTTAGCTTGTTGACGAACTCCGCCACCCAAGCCAGCACGGATGCTCCAGCCGACATCAGGCCATCACGCAGGCCATTCATGATAGACGCGCCGATACCAGACCATCCGCCAGCGTCGGAAAACGCGGCCTTGATCTTGTTTTGTATTTTCATAATATCGGCGTCATCAATTCCCGGTAAATGGAACTTCCAGCTTTTAGACATTTCAGCCAGTTGGATCATGCTGTAGGCCAATGCGCCGCCACCGAGCATGCCACCGAGCATGCCACCGGCAAGACCGGAACCGGCCATGCCAAAAATCTTGCTGCCAGCCATGCCGCCCATTATGCCCATCATCGGTCCGCCCAGAGAACCGAGTGCGCCACCGGCGACAGCGCCAATGCCCAGGCGACCGATCAGGGCCTTCACGGCCCAACCAGCCGCGCCGCCGCCAGCCATCATGAGGAAGGGCGAGATCGCCTCGATCTGCTTTTGGTAGGTGGCGAAGAATTCGCGGATGTTCTTGGAGAAGCCGGCAACGCCGCGCATGAATCGTGAAGCAGCCGGCAGGAATGGCAGCGCCGCAAACCCCGTCATGTCGGAGGTCTGCGTTTTCATCGCCTTGAGCGACTGATTGTAGTTTTCCCACAGGCGGTCATAGGACTCCAAGACCTTGGCGGACATGCCAGTCATCTTGGCGCGCTTTTCCATCTGCGCGTCCATCATGGTAGAGATTTGGACAAGCTGCTGCGCCATCTGGGTGCCGACCCACTGGCCGATCACGGCGATGGCTTTCTGTTGATCTCCAGGCTTGCTCAGATCAAGGCCCTTGCGCTCGAGCGCAGGCTTGAGAGTGCTCTGGATATAACGGAACGGGTTGGCGACCGCTTCCTGCTGATTGTAGAAGGCTTCCGGCTTGAGCTTCCAGTTGCCCTTTTCTTTGTACGCCTTGTTTGGGTCGATCAGGCCAGCCTCGACCATATTAGGGATATTGCGGCCGGTGACAATCTGGTCAACGAACATGCGCTTGAAGGCAGCCAGCGCCGTACCAGCGCCCCCGCGCGATCCGCCACCGCCACGTCCACCGGACGCCAATTCCTGAATGTATTCCGGCAAGAACAGGTTCTTGAATTCGGCGTTGTAGCCGAGCGCCGCGCCGCGCGAGTATTTGAGAGCCTGGAAATACTTCTGGGGATCGACGATGCCACCCGACGATTCGGCGGCCTGCTGCATGGCGTCCAGCACGGCCTGGAATTCTGCCGGCGAATTGATCTGGTTGGTCATTTCCGCCGACTTTGCAGCGGCGTAGACCTGCTCCATCATGTTGCCCATCTTTTGATCGCCAACAACGGCGGACATGGTGACCATGAACTTGTTCATGGCGACCATGCTCTCTAGGGCATGACCGGTATCGGCAAAGGCGTACCGCATTTCGCGGAAGTTGTGCATCGTGTCGCCCACGCCGATCTGAGGCACTGCCGATGAAGCAGCGCGCGCGCCAGACGTGATTTGTTTGATTTCGCTAGACGACAGGCCCAAGTTTTCCAGCAACGTCATTTCGTTCTGGAGATTGCCGCCGCGACCGGCAGCAGAGGAAATGCCATGGCCAATTTTCTTGGCCTCGTAGGCAGCGGCATACATTCCGCCCATGCCACCCATGCGGCCCATGCCGCCACCCATGCGCCCTTGATTGCGCATAACTTGCTGTTGGGCTTGGGCGACCTGACGCCACGCGCTTGCCTGGGCGCGGATGTTGTTGGCGGCTCCTGCGTTGACCGCAATCGAACCAGCCATGCTGCGCGACAAGCCAGCCACTTGGCCCATCTGCGCGCCAAGCGCGCGCATGTCGGCCGTGAGCTTTTTGACGCCAGTGTCGGCGGTAGCAAACTGCCGGCCGAGATTCTGGAAACCGCCGACCTTACCAAGCTGCTTGCCGAGATTGATGATATCTCGAAGCGACTTCGATACGTTCTTGGCGGGGCCGGAAAGCTGATCGACAAGACGCAGGATAACTGCAACGTCTACAGCAGACATAGCGCCCTACCTATTTCATCGCGTCGGCTTCAGCCTGGAAAAATTCATTGGCTGTGTCGACATAGAAAACGAAATCCTCGACGTCGAGTTCCAACACATCGGCCTGCGTCCAGTGCCACCGCTCGTAAAGGGCGATGGCACTGACGCGCCAGTTGGCTATTGCTTCTCGACGTCCTTCGTAAAAGCCTCGACGACCTTTTGCAGCGCCTTCATATCAGCCAGATCGAGTTCGTCGAACACTTCTGGCGGGAGGCCCGACAGTTGCGCCATGAACTTGTTGCTGGCATCGAGATCGCCGTCGCCACTGCCCTCGAGGATGCGGGTGTCTTTCACCTTGGGCCGACGCAACGTGATTTTGTTCACTTCCAGGCCCTTGGCTTTCACCGGATATTTGAGGGCAACCGTTATTGAACCAGATGGAGAAGGAGTCGCAGCGTTCATCATTGTTCCTTACAAAGGCCAGACTACTCGCTGAGATTAGAGCGCGAGAAGCTGGCGGGTTGTGGCGAGCATATCCACGCCGTCAGATACGAACTTGAGGTTGAGCGCGTCGATTTCGACGACCACGACGCCATCGATGACGTGCTTGAGGTAGTAGGCGTTCACCTGGATTTTTGCCGTAGTCTTGGCACCGGGCTTGGCCGAGCCTGCATTGAGGTCGATGATCGGCCCCTGCACTTCGATGGTGACGCCGGTTTCGGCACCCTTCACGTCCATCAGCGAGCCATAGAACTTGTAGAGCGCGTGATTGCCCTGACCTTTGGCAAAGGTCTTGTAGAGGATGTCGCTGTGGCAGGTCACGTCGAACTCGAACGTGATTTTTTCCATGCCGAGTTGGATATCGATCGGGATGTCCATGCCGCCGCCGCGATACTCGTCCATCTTCTTCTTGAGGTCTGGAAGCTTGACTTCCTCGACATCGCCTGAAAACAGATTGCCGTCGACGAACAGCGTGTAGTTCTTGATGATTTGCTGGATTTGCGGAGCCATGTTTTGCCTCGAAGGAAAGCGGGTGCCGGTTTAAGGCACCCTATTGTTGATGATGCGTTGCCGTAGCGTTTCGCTTCGGGGTTTAGACGCCTACGTTCTTGGTCACGGCGTCCAGAATCTCGGTGTAGTAACCGGCGTTGCGGTGGGCGCGGAAGGTAATGCGCTCCATCGGGGCTGGCGGCTCGAGATCGATGTCGAAGGTGACGTGGCCGTTCTGGAGTTCCGTCACCGGGTTGTTGGTACGGTCGATCCAGCAGTTGCCGTCGATGATGGCACCTACCGATTGCAGGTAGCGCAGATAGGAGCGCACCGAGCCTTCGATCCAATCGATCACGCCAACCGAGATCGGCTTGTCCACCGCGCTGCGAATGGCGTACTCGATAGACTCGTAGACCATATCCGCGGTACGGCGTACCGGCAGGAAGGCCCACAGCGTCTCGCTGGTGGGCGCGCGAACGCCCATGACGCGGTAGCCGTTGCCGCCCACCGTGACGGCAATGCCCGTCTCGTTGAGCAACTGGCCCTCGCTGTTGGACGAGAACAGGCTGAAGTCGATGGCGCGGTTAACGCCGATGACGCCTTCGATCGGCCAGTTCGACGCGGAGAACCAGAAGCCGGAATTGTCGTCGACATACGCCTGTTTGCCGGCCAGCAGCGGCGCGGCGGGAACAGCCACGGCTTCCGACTGGTCATCGTTCCAGACCTGGAAGCCACCTTCGACGATCCAGAGCCGCTGCGAGTCAAAGTCGTTACGATACGCAATGGCATCGGCGTAGCTGGTGCCGGGGGAATCGACGATGGCAATGGCGCGCAGGCCACCGAGTACGACCGCATCGAGTTCCGCCACAACCGGGTTGGCCACATGGCCAAGCACCGCCGTAGCAGTCGCGCCGGTGCCACCCAGACCGCCCTGAAGGGTGGTGTGAGCGCAAGAGCCGACCGAGGAAGTCGTTGTGGTGGCAATCGAGTTGCCGGCATAGCCAGCCACAATCGCGGTTAGGTCTGCCTTTAGGTTGTTGCTGGAATCGACCACCGCAGTCGTATTGGCGTTGGCCGTGGTGCCGGTGCCGTACAGAGTACCAGAACCAGTTCCAGCGATCACCGCCTGCACGAGGTTGGCGATTGTAGCCGCAGCGCTCGAACCGATCAGTACCTTGTTGGCGGCATTGACCGTGGCAGTAAAGGTATAGGTCTTAGCACCGATGGTGACGGTATCGCCTTCGCCGGCATTGGCCGACAGCGTGAAGTTGCCGGTCGCCTTGACAGCGCCGTTATCGACGAACGCAACGGTAGGCGGCGTATTGCCAAAGCCCCAACCCTTCGTGAGCGGGGTGACCGCAGTGACAACACCGCCAACGACCGTGACGCGCGCGGTCACACCAACGCCAGCGCCGGTAAAGGTCGCGGCGACATTGTTGGTGTAGTGCGCGCCGCCTGCGGTCATGGACACCGAGAGCACGCCGTCTGTTGGGCGGCCACCGGTATAACCAGGAGCAATCAGCAGTTTCGGCACCACGTTGAGCAACGACTGCGCCTTGTTGAAGGCGTAGACGCCGGTCTGAGTCAGAGCAGAACCGACCAAATTCGAGTATGTCTCGTTGATGGTGTCGCCTTCCGCGACGCGCACCACCACGATGATCGGGTTGGTTTCCTTGAAGATTTGATTGAGCGCGTCGGGGATCGTCCCGGTTGTGCCGAGGGTGACGCCCTGGCGCGGATTACCGGAGATCAAGACAGGCACGTTGAGTGGCCAGATCGAGGCGTCCGCGTCCGGCGCGGTTCCGATCAGGCCGATGATGGCCGAGCGTACCGTACGGATGGGGCGGATGGAGTCGTCGACATCGATCGTTTCGATACCATGAAGATATTGCAGCACCATTGGAATATGGCTCCACGTTGGGCCGCAAGCGGCCGTTGGTCATTGGGATAGTTCCGCGCTCACACGGCTGAATTGCCGTATGGGCCATCACCGATTGGTGGCGGGAATTGGCCGACAGAGATTGAGCTAGACGCCTTCTAAGGCAGGTTGTCCGGTAGGACGCGGTTCAGAGGCATTGACGATGATCGTGCCATCTTGTGTCGCGCGGAGCGCCGATGGGTGGCGGAACTTGGCCGTAATTTCCTCAAACGAAGGATCGCGTCATGCGTCTGTTATTGGTGACGATCCAACAGGTCTAGGCTCAGTGACATGGATGGTGCGAGTGCCGTCTTGCAGAGCGCGGATGGCGTGTTTCACTCCTGCCGGTATTCCGAACACGTTACCAGGCCGCAGTTGTCCAGCGTTGCCGTGTTCGTCTAACAATTCAGCACAGCCATCGATGACGCCAACCGAGTGCCAGAACGTATGCTCATGCAGCGGTATTTCGTCGCCGACTGACTTGAAAAAGTAATGTGTGACGGTTAGCGTGCCGCCGCCCGGCAACGGTTGAATGAGCGGAGACGCTTTCGGTGTGGGCATTTAAAATACCTTTACGGGATGCTGAACACTTTTTCGCCACCCCACGCCTCGACCGGCACACAGCAACAATGTGGGCATGGAGACGTATGACCCTCATCCCAACTCAATCCGGTCACTGTCTTTAATACGTCATAAGTGGAGTCGTCGTTGCTGCCCTGCACCGTGAAGGCGGTCGGACCCACAGCGACATTTTCGAGCAGATCGCCGCCATTATTTGTGATAGCAAGATGAAAAGACGTAAATGCCTGTTTGTTGCTGGCCCCCAGATCAA